CAAAGGCACGCTGATCGTCACCACTGACGACGGCACGGCCCAGGTCGGTCCAGGCTTCATGAGTGTGACCAAAGCCAACGCCAAGCGCGCTGGCGTCGCACTGACCGATGTCGAGGTGACCACCTTTCACGCCAACCCGACGAACGAAACAGAACCGCAAGTGCTCTGGGACATGTACACCGTCCCGGCACCTGCTCGGGTCTTAGAGGCCGTCCAACATCCGCACCTGGAGGGCAAAACATGACTTTTGGACTATCTGGAGCCGCGCTGGCAGGCATTGCCGTCGGCGGCGCAACCCTTATTTCCGGCATGGCGCAAGCCGATGCCGCTGAGTCTGCCGCACAAACGCAGGCCGGCGCTTCACAGGCTGGCATCGCTGAGCAGCGTCGCCAGTTCGAGGCAATTCAGAAGCTGCTCGAACCCTACGTTCAGGCAGGCACTGGCGCAATTAGCCAGCTACAGCCATTCCAGCAGGCCGGTGCTCAAGCATTTGAGCAACAGCAGGCCATTGCTGGGCTGCGAGGCCCAGAGGCGCAGCGCGCGGCCATTGCACAGATCGAGCAGGGCGCTGGCTTTCAGGCTCAGGTCAAAGCCGGCGAGGAGGCGCTACTGCAGCGCGCCTCGGCCACTGGTGGTCTGCGTGGCGGCAACATCCAGGCCGCGCTGGCGCAGTTTCGGCCGCAGATGCTGCAGCAGGCCATCGAGCAACAGTACGGCCGCCTGGGCGGCTTTGCAGGCGCTGGCCTTGGCGTGACCGAACAGCTCTACCGTGGCGGCCAAGCTGCTGCGGCTGGCCAGGCATCGCAGGCCCAGGCGCTCGGCACCAATGTTTCTAACCTGCTGGCACAGCAGGGCGCAGCCCTGGCCGGTGGCGAACTGGCGCAAGGCAGGGCGTTTGCTGCCATCCCGTCCGCAATTTCTGGAGGCCTTGGAATCTTCTCTGGTCTGGGAGGTAAATTCTGATGGTCCAGCCAATCAACTACGCCATTGACATCCCTGACCCGTCGCAGGCTTTCCTGCAGGCGTTCAAGACCGGCACGGCTGTCACAGAGACCCGCCTGGCGCAAGAGCAGGCTCAGCGTCAGGCCGAGCAGCAAAGGACCATCATGCAAGCCTTTGAGCGTTTGCGCCAGCCAGGCGCAACAGCCAAGGACTACGCCAATCTGTCAATGCTGCTGCCAGAGACGCAGGCCAAGGCCGTGCGCGAGAGTTTCAACATGCTCAACGCCGATCAGCAGCAAGCTGCCAGATCGCAAGCTGGGCAGGTTTTCTCTGCGTTCAGGTCTGGCCGTCCTGAGATTGCCATCGGCCTGATCCAGCGGCAGATTGACGCCAAGCGCAACAGCGGCGACGAGGCCGGTGCCAAGTTTCTGGAGACCTGGCGCGACGTGGCTAAGGAGACGCCAACTGCCACCGAGGACTACTTCGGCGGCATTCTGGCCGAGATGCCAGGCGGAAAAGATGTGCTGGAGGCTGCGCTGAAGGTTTCTGCTGAGCGCAGGACAGCAGCCGAGGCACCTGCCAAACTTCTGGAGGCGCAGGCAAAAGCCAGAGAGGCCGAGGCAAAAGCACGAGTGGCTGTGGAAACTGCCACAGATGACATTGCCAGAGCAACAGCTCTGCGTGAGTTTGAGCAGGCCAAAGCCAGGAAAGAAAAAGCAGACGCCGATGTGGCTGCAGCAACTGTGCAGTCTCGCATTGCACAGGCAGCAGAGGCGGCCAAGCCTGATCCTGGGTTCGCAATCATTCCAGAAGCAGAAAGAACAAGCCTTGGGCTGGCTCCTGGCGTCTACCAGAGGAACTTGAAGACGCAAAAGATCGAGCCAGTCAGCAAGGAACTTGTCAGGATCGACATGGGCCAGCAGCGCGAAACGCTGGCGCTCAAAGAACTGGACGTGCCAAGGGCGCAGGAGTTCTCTGCCGCTGCAGCGTCTGCCAGGTCACTTGCGCGAGACTCCAAGGTCATCGCAGACTTGCTCAGAGGCAAGGGCGGTGGCACCACAGTCAAGTTGACCTCTGATTTTGCTAAGACTCTTGGGTTCGAGACCGACACCGTCAGGGCCAACGATCTTGCAAATGCATTGGCAATCCGTGGCGCTACGCAACTTCGTCCACCAGGCTCTGGCTCTACGTCAGACACTGAATTCAAGGCATTCGTCTCGGCATTCCCGTCGCTGGCGAACTCTGAAGGCGGCCGCGAGTTGATGGCCAAGTATGCAGACGCCTTTGCGACACGAACAGCAAAACTTGCAGACCACGCCAGGAAGTTGATCCGCGAGGACAGGTACAGCGAAGAAGAGATCGCAAGATTCGACACGAGTCTTGGGCCTATCCTCAAAGACGATTTCTACAAGCGTCCTGGGACTGGCGCTCCTGTCACCATCACATTGCCAAACGGTCAACGTGCAACATTCCCGAATCAACAGGCGGCTGATGCATTCAAGCAAAGAGCAGGGATTCAGTAATGGCTACCGATCTTGAAGAACTTGTAAAACAGTTTGGTGGGACGGTGTCAGGTACTGCACCGGCACCTGCACCAGCTCCTGCGCCGGCTGCAGCCCCTGTGGCTGCGCCAGCAACAATGGCTGCGCCTGCACCTGCACCTGCGGCGGCCACCAGGGTTGCCAGGCCTGCTCCTGCCGCTGTGGCGGCTCCTGCTCCTATGGCCGCACCTGCTCCGGCAGCTCCGGCTCCTGCTGCCCCTGCCACTGACATGACAGCCCTGGCTGCAGAGTACGGTGGCCGGCCAGAGATGGGATTCTTTGGAAGCATTGTTGAGTCTGTCACTGGCCGCGCTCGCGCAACTCCTGAAACACAGAGCCTGCCTGAGTGGACTTCCATGCCAGAACTCAACCAGATGAGCATGGCGTCCTTCAAGTCGGCGCTTGGCACCTTGCTGACCAATCCGCAGGAGACGGTGCAGATCATGCAGGCCAACTTTCCAGGATTGCAGGCTCGCCAAGATGCGAAGGGCAACTACATCCTGCGTTCGTCCGTTAACCAGAAAGAGTACGCGATCCCGCCAGGGGCCAGCGTTGGAGACATTCCTCGCATCTTGGGCGGCTTGTTTGCCTTCACACCGGCAGGCCGTGCTGCAACCATCCCTGGCGCATTCGTTGGAGCTGGTGTAACCCAAGCTGGCATCGAGGCGACCCAAGCAGCCACTGGCGGTCGGTTTGACACTGGCGAAGTTGGCATGGCAGCCGTTACAGGCCCAGCAGGGCAGATCATTCAGCGTGCTGCACCTCCGGTGGCCGCAGCAGTTCGGAGAGGCGTACAGCGCGCCACAGGCCGCGCGCCGGCCGCTGCTGCACCTGCTCCCGCACCTCGCGTCGAGCCGACCTTTGAAGCGCCTCCCACAACGCCTGAAGCACAACTGCGCGCACTGGAGTTTGATCAGCAGATTCTTGCATCGCAGCCACTTCGGCCCGGCGAGTCTCAATCACTGCGAGAAATCAGGCTGCAAGAACTCCAGCAGCAGATTGACCAACTCAGAGCGCCTCCAGCAGCGCCTCCTGTAGCCCCTGCAGCGCCTCAGGCTGCTGCGGCAATACCAGAGGCACCACCTCCTGCTCCCGGACCTGCTGGCGCGCCTATGGGCACGGCAATGGCCCCTGAAGTGCCGCCTGCGGCCCCTGGGGCTGCTGCTGCCGTTCCGGCCGGCGATGTGGGCGAGGTGTTGAACCTAGCACGCAAGGCAGCAGGCATGGGTCCAGGGTCAACTGCGGCCAAGGCCAAGCTGGTCGACATGGCCCAGGTAAACCCTGATGCGCGTGCGGCGGCCGAGCGTCTGGGCATTGATGTGCCGTTTGACGTGCTGAGCGACAACCCGCAGGTGCGCAGTGCTGTAGGCCTGACCCGCGCGCTGGTCGCAGGCGAAGCCGAGGCGGCCTGGGAAAACACCGTGCGCCAGGCCATCCAGCGTGCCGACGAGATTTCGCAGCAGTTCGATGCTGCCTTCGTGGCCGGCCGTCCTGCTCCTGGCGCGACCTCGCAAAAGATCGTGGACAACCTGCAGCAGACCCGGCAAACGCTGAAGTCTGACGCCAAGGCCATCTACGACAGGATCGACGAAGTGGTGCCCAAAAACGCACCAGTTGATCTGAACAACCTCAGAACCTACCTCGACGAACTGCGTGCCAACCTGGGCGCTGCAGGACGCATGACGCCACAAGAGTCCAACCTGGCCAAGATGCTGGAGAAGGGCGAGCTGACCTACTTCGGCCTCAAGCGCGAAAAGGACTTGGTCGGCCAGGCTGTTGGTGGTCTGAAGTCACCCTACGACAACATGGCGGCAGGCGACCTCAAGCGCCTGTACGCAGCCTTGGCCCAGGACCAACTGGACAGCGTGGCTTCCCTGGCCGGCGAAGAGGCTCGGCGCGAACTGCGTGCGGCCAACCTGCTGACGGCCAAGCAGAAGGCGCTGGAAAAGCGCATCGTCGGTGCGTTCGGCCAGGAGATCGACGGCAGCGTGGCCCAGCGCATGCAGACGGCCATCAACACGGCCGCCAAGGGCGATGCCGCGGCCTTTAATCGTCTGATGAAGGTCGTGCCTGCCGAGCTGCAAAAAGAGACGCTGGCCACGGCGCTGGCGTCCGTCACTGCTGGCAAGGCAGCAGGCCGTGCGGCGGCAGGAGCTGCCGAGACGGTCTTCAGCCCTGCCGAGTTCACCAAGGTCTATCGCGGCCTGCGCGCCAACCCGCCTGTCTACTCGCAGATGGTCAAGATCATGGGACCAGAGTGGGACCGTGCATCGCGTGATCTCTACGAGATTTCGAGGCGCATTGCTGATGCACAGGCTCGCATCCCGACCACCGGCAAGGCCAACCAGATACTTGGCGAGGCTGCGGTCGAGAGCCTGATGGGCAAGGTCATGTCCAGCAGCCTGGCGCAGCGCGCAGCCACTGGTGTGGCCAGCCTGGTGCCTGGTGGCGGCTTGATCGCACCGGACATCGTGCAGTGGATGTCTGCTGCCAAGGGCGCTGGCGTGCAGAAGGCAGCCAAGCTGTTTGCCTCGCCAGAGTTCCAAGAGTTGGCTGTGCAGTCTGCCACCAAGGGCGGCGAGCCAACCCAGGCCGCCATCCGTCGCACGGCCATGAGCAAGGCATTTGGGGATTTCGCAAAAGAGGTCAACCTGCCACAATCTCTGGATGCGCGCGTCCAGTACTTGCAAAGTGCAATCCAGGCCGGACGCCAATTTGAGCAGGAGAACGAACAATGAGCGCACTGAGCATTCAGCCCACATTCCCAATCTTCACGGAGACGGATGGGCAGCCGCTGGAAGACGGCTACATCTGGATTGGCGCAGCCAATCTTGACCCACAAGGCAACCCGATCAACGTTTATTGGGATGCAGCGCTGACCCAACTGACTGGCCAGCCCATCCGCACGCAAGGCGGATATCCCGTCAACAGCGGCACGCCTGCACGCCTATACGTCAACAGCGACTACAGCATTCGCGTGATGAACAAGAATGGCAGCACGGTCTATAGCGCGCCGGCTGCGACTGAGCGCTACAGTGACGTGGTGGTTAGCAGCATCAATGCTGTCAATGTTGAATACGATCCAGCAGGAACCAATGCCATCGTCACGAATGCTCAATCCAAATTCCGCGAGCGTGTGAGCGTGATGGATTTTGGTGCTGACCCGACAGGCGCAACGGACAGCGCAGCAGCGATTCTGGCTGCGTTCAATCACATTCGAGATGTCGGTGGTGGCACGATTGACTTCCCCAACTTTGGCGACTCGACCTACATGTCGAGCTACGGCTTTGTCATCCCGACCAACTGCATCATCAACCTCAACGGCTGCACACTTCGCACCACAACAAATTGGAACCAGGCGCAGCCTGAGCCTCCTGCTGGTGGAACCTATCGCTCGTTCTTCTGCGTCATTGGTAGTCTGACAAGCGGCGCACCACTGGCGTCCGACGTTGAGAACATCGCCATCATCGGCGACAACGCAGTCATCGACATGCGATATGACGAGCAGACAGGAACTCGTCGTGGATCGTCTGGCGTCTTGGTGCAAACCACTCCTGCTCCGATTCCGGGCAACCTCTGGAAAGTCCACGACATCATCGTCAAAGACCTGACGATCAAGGACTGCTTGTGGTACTCATTTGCAGTCACTGATGGCAAGGACATCATCTTCCAGAACTGCAAATCTGTCCGTCCGTGGCAGCTTGGTTTTGTTGTTGTCAGCGGCTGGAACATTTCTTTTGTTACTTGCGAGTCGTCCTACGCACGCAACGGCGCAGGCAACCAAGGTGTCGGCTTCTGGAACGAGGCCAATGAAACGTGGCAGTTGCTTCGCAACATCCGCTATTACAACTGCGTGGCTGAGTACAACAATCGCACTGGCTTCAAATACTACAACGACGGCAAAGACGTGGAAGTCTCGGTGTTTGCGTTTGGCAACATCAGCCGTTTCAACCAATGGGATCCAAACACCAACACGCAGTACTCCAGCCCGGCAGATGCAGGACATGACATCAACAAGTCGCTGACTGGTTTGTCCGACCATTTGATCAAGCTGGTAGGCTGCGTGGCTGAAGAAGAATATGGCGCAGGTTTCAAGGTAACACGAGTTGCTGGCGGCACAAGTCGCCAGAACTTCCTGCTGGAAGACTGCGTTGCCTACAACTGCAACAAGCAGGACATCTCTGGCTATTCGCGCAGCCCGTTCCACGTCAACGTCGCATGTGATTCTCGCGTCTACATCAGCAACCCGCTGGTCATTGCTCCTGCTGCAAACGTCAACGGCTACGGCATCGGTCTTGAGTCGTCCAAAGAGGTGTACATCACGACGCCACGATTTGTGGGCACCTTCCAATACCCTCTCGTCACTGGCGGCACCAGTGGCCTTGCTCGCAAGACTGCTGGCTGGGACGTGGCGTGGGATGCCTACACTGGTGGTCACACTGGAAGCGGCACACCGTTTTACAAGCCTGTACGCTTGGCTTCGTGGGATCAGACTGCGCAGCCAGTCATTGGCACGGATACGTACACCAACGAACTGGCGATCTGGCAAACAGATGCCAACGAGTTTGTCGGCCTGTACACACGCGACGACAGCAATAACCCGGCCTATCTGGACTTCCGCAATCTGCACCGCAGGCTGCGCGGCACACTTGATTTGACAGGTGGCACGGCCAACATTGCAGCGCAGGGTGTTGAAACTCACACCATCACCGTGACTGGTGCGGTGCTTGGCGACTATGTGGAGGTGTCCTACACGGTTGCGCTCAACAACGCGCTGATCTTGCAAGCTCAAGTCACGGCGGCCGATACCGTTACTGTCAGGTTCCACAATCCGTCCAGCGGCTCTATAACACGTGCTGCTGGTTATGCTGTTGTCAACGTCATCGCCTACGAATAAGGAGCATCGAAATGGCACTAGCCAAAGACACAAACTTCAGAGGCGTCACCATTACAGGCGCCTACATTCGAGTCAATAGCTTCTCTGGAAGTAAGGCTCACATTGCCTTCAACGTAGGTTTCTACGGCCAGGCAAATGAGCAGGGAGAACGCGAGATGTTCGACCAGCAGGCTTACCAGTGTGCCTATGACCTGAACGGCTCAAACGCTGTCCAGCAGGCTTATGATCATCTGAAAACTTTGCCTGAGTTTGCAGGCGCAAAGGACTGCTAATCATGTTGAAAACAGTCGGAAACCCATCTACTAGGTACGGGGATCAGACGATCCTCAACGGAAATCTTGTCATCGGTACTGCTGGCAATGGCATTGACTTCAGCGCTGATCCTCATGCTGCTGGAATGACAAGCGAGTTGCTGGACGACTATGAAGAAGGCGTCTGGACGCCAACTTTGATTGCTTCGACCACAAACTTTGCATCTGTGACATACAACGCATTCACCGGAGCAAAGTACACCAAGATTGGCAGGCTCGTTCATGTCAGTGGCATCGTGCGAACTGCCACTGTTGATCTTACTGGTGCTGCCGGAATTGTGCAAATAGGTGGACTGCCGTTTGTCAATGGGGCATCTACAGGAGGCACAACAAACGGAATTGCACAATCAAACATCAACTGGGCTGTTGGTCTTGCTGGCGACTTTCCGCTTGGTGGTTATATTGCAGCAGGCGCTTCAGTTATTAATCTGTCGTATCGAGCAGCAATCAACAACAGGACGTTTGATCTTGATCCGTCCGACATTGGCACAACAGTCAATCAAATCTGGTTTGACGCCACCTATCACGTTTAAGGAGAAACCATCATGCTTGAGAAAACACAAGTCGTCGACAAAATCGAAGTCGCTGAAAATGGCGCAGTGCAAGTTCGCACGGCCACCAGAGTTTCAGAAGATGGCGTCGTTATCAGTCAGTCCTACCATCGCCATGTCGTTGCCCCAGGGGCTGATTACAGTGGCGAAGACGCTCGTGTGCAAGCCATTTGCGCTGCCACCCATACCAATGACGTGATTGCAGCTTACAAGGCAGCCACTGCTGCACAAGGAGTCTGACATGGCCACCAATTCCCAGATTGCATTTGCCCCACAAGGCGAGACCGTCGTCGTCGCTGCCGCTGTGGCACCTCCTGTTGGCGTCCAGGCTCCGGTCTACGACAAGTTTGATGCCCAGGGCATGGGCCAGTACCGCATCGTCAACAGCAGCGCCAACACGGTGTTCTTGGGCGTCGGCCCGACCGCTGCATTGGCGACTGCCAATGCCGTGGCCCCTGTGGCCGGCAACCCGTCTCCGGCCATTGTGCTGGTGCCTGGTGCCGTGGAAATCCTGCGTTTCAACCGGACGGTCTACTTCAGTGGCGCTGCGTCGTCTGCCTCGACGGTCTACATCGTGCCTGGCGAAGGCTTGTGATGTTGGAGACAGACGTAATGTCAGAGAGCAATGAGATTGATCTGGTGAAGTACGGAGTCTTGTGGCAGAAGGTCCAGGACATGGACAAGAAGGTCGACAAGATGGAGCGTAATGTCGAGGAACTGCTGGCGCTGGCCAACAAGGGCAAGGGCGGCCTGTGGTTCGGCATGTCCATCGTCTCTGGCGTCTCGGCGGTGGTCGGCTACGCCTTGAACTACTTTAAGCACTGACCATGTCCGAGCACGATCTGTCCCGCGAGCTGGCCATCCTCAAGGAGCAGGCCAGGGTCGAGCTGAACAAGCTGGAGGCCACCTCTCCAGCCAAGGACGTTGCCGGCCGTGCCATCGGCAAGCAGGGTCTGTTCTACATCACGTTTATCGTGTGCATTGGCGTTGGCGCGTCCATCGTGCTCGACAACGAGAAGATCGCTGCTGTCATGGGGCTGCTGGGCGCGGCTTTGACGGCGCTGATCTCCATGCTCAACGGCATCGCTGGTGCGAACGCCAAGCAAGAGAAGCCCGAGTTCGAGGTCATCAAAGACCTGATCAACAAGCTGGACAGGCTGGATCGTCCAGAGCAGCCCATGAAAGTCACGGTCCAAGGCGACAAGGTGACAGTCAGCAAGGGCGACGATGTGGTCACAGCAGCGAGGGATTGACATGGACTGGCTTAAACAGATCGCACCAACCATCGCCACCGCACTTGGCGGCCCACTGGCCGGCATGGCTGTCTCGGCAATCTCCAAGGCCATCGGCGTGAACGAGAAGGAAGTCGGCGACCTGATTGCCAACAACAAGCTGACGGCTGACCAGATCGCCCAGGTCAAGCTGGCCGAGATCGAGTTGCAGAAGCAGGCTCAGGAGCTGGGCCTGAACTTCGAGAAGCTGGCTGTCGAGGATCGCAAAAGCGCCAGGGACATGCAGGCCACGACTCGCTCGATGATGCCTCCCATCCTGGCCGGCGCGGTCACTGTCGGCTTCTTCGGCATTATGGTGATGATGTTCTTCAACCAGATCGACAGCAGCAACCCGGCAATCCTGATGATGCTGGGCAGCCTTGGCACAGCCTGGACAGGGATCATTGCCTACTACTTTGGCAGCTCGGCTGGCTCGCAGGCCAAGACCGATCTGCTCTCCAAAACCACCAAGTGAAGACGCCATGAAACAGAACTTTGATGCTGCGCTGGCTGCCGTCCTGCACCACGAGGGTGGCTTTGTGAACCACCCAAAAGACCCAGGCGGCATGACGAACCTCGGCTGCACCAAGAAGGTCTGGGAAGAATACTGTGGCCACGAGGTGGACGAGAAGGCCATGCGTGCGCTCACGCCTGCCGACGTGGCACCTTTGTACAAGACCAAGTACTGGGACAAGGTGCGCGGCGACGAGCTGCCGTCTGGCGTTGATTACGCTGTGTTTGATGCCGCCATCAACAGCGGCCCAGGAAGGGCTGCAAAGTGGCTCCAGGCGTGCGTTGGCGTCGAGCAGGATGGTGGCATAGGCCCAAAGACTTTGGCGGCTGTGTCGGCTTTTGATTCGCAGCGGCTTGTCGAGGACTACTCCAAGCGCCGGCTGTCATTCCTGATGGACCTGCCGACCTGGCCAACTTTCGGCAAGGGCTGGGGCAGGCGCGTGGCTGATGTGCAGGCCAAGGCAATCGGCATGATTGGCTAAGACGGCAGGCGCTCGCCTGTTTCGAAGGCCTCGCGGCCGTCCATTGAGTGGTGCATCCACACTCCATCGTCCAGCGTCGGCTTGCACCAGCAACTACCGTTTGCCTCGTGGTCGCGCAGGTCGTTCAGCGGCACAATGTGCCAGCCTGCGCAGTTGCAGTCCCGGCCCTGGCGGCAGTTCTGGTTGCAGCTCATCTTTTACGGCACGCCTCTCGCATGGCCGGCGTGAAGTCAGGGTGAAACGATGCCATGCTGCAGTCGATGATGCGCCTCTCTGGTGCTAAGGCAGCAGACGCTGCGATCAGGACGATCCAGAGGCAGACCACCAGTATTGCGGCCAGCACCACCAGCATGGCGGTGGCCATCTTCTTGAGGTTGCAGCAGCTCACTTCAGGTCCAAGAACATGCAAGCGTACTTGTGGCGCTCGCCTTTGGAGTCAATGTATGTCTCACCGCAGCCGACAAACCACTCCATGAGCAGGATGGCCAAGGCGGTGCCGATCAGAAGGGCCAGCAGGCCATTAAGCAGCTTTTTCATTCTTGACCTCCGAAGGTGGCACCCAGCCCATTGCGCGAAAGCGATCCATGATGTTGGTGGACGCTGCCGGAACGTACTTCCAGGCAGGGTTGAGCAGACTGGCCCGTTGGGCCAGCCAGGCTGGTTGTTGCGTTTGTTGCGTTTGCTTCACGTTCGGCTCCTTGCCAGTTGTTTGCGATGACCGCATATTACCACAATTTCCCACAATTTAATTGATACGGACAAACCCTAGTCTTTCGTCTTTTTCGCAACGATGATCTTTTCCACCTTCTCCAGCGTTGTGAAGCGGTGCTCATTGGCGCACTCATAGCGGCGGTACTTGGCGTTCTCTGCACGCTGGCGAGTTTCCTTCACCAGCGTCCAGGTGCCGCAGACAGGGCACTTCATCAGTACGACCTCCAGATTTCGATCTCGACGATCCACAGGTACAGCTTGAACTCGCCAAGGTCGAAACCGATGGCAAAGTACGGCCAGCGGCGTGGGAACCAGTCAACACTCATGCGCAGGCGTCTCTTCATGCTTCCTCCTGCTGCTGGCTGGCCAGCCCCTGCTTGATGTAGTGCAGCACCTGGGCGGCCAGCGTCCTGGTGTCTGCATCAGCCTGGCGGCGCAGCGCCAGCTCAACATCTGCCGGAATCCGGATCGTCATGTAGCGATCCTTGGTGGCAGATGCCGACGACTTGGAAGTGGTCGGCGCGTCCATCAGATCATCACCTTCCAGTCCTCGGCCAGCATGTCAGTCTGACTGGCCAACCACGGCACGCGAGCGCCTGGAGTGTTCTGTGCGTCTGCAGGGTAGTTCAGAAACACATAGGGCAACGTCATCTTGCTGTGCTCATCAGGGCGCTGCAGCTCAAGCCACATGCCTTTGCCGTTCCAGCCTGCGCGGCACACATGAATGCCTTTTTTCAGGCACTCAAGCGCCAGGCCAAATGTCATGGCGTCGCATTCGCGGTAAGCATCCTCAAACGCTTCCTGTGGCGACCAGGATTCGTATCCATCGGCATAGCGCACGCAATAGCCTTCGCGGCCGGACTCGCTGTGCTTCTCAGGCACGGCTTGGATGATCTTGGTTCCGATATAGCGTTTCATCAGTCAGTCCCTCCAGCGTTGGTGATGGCAGCTTCCTCGAACATGTCGGCCGTGGCCTGGCCGGTGGCCAGTTCCACAGGGATGCCGTTGGTCAGCAGGCTGACCAGGTCGTCCTGGCCGGCCACCTCGATGTCGAACCGGGTCGAGGCGGCGTACTTGATGGCCTGAGCCTGGTTGGCAGCTCGGATCAGGCGGTGCTTGTTGGTCTCGGTGTCGGTCACCACATAGATGCGCGTGCTCATTGCTCGGCCTCCTGCGTGGCCTTTGCGTTGATCATGATGCTGGCCACCTGAGAGTTGGCCTGCATCAAAATCTCCGGCAGGAAGCCAGAGACGATCTCGAAGGGCTGCTTTTGCAGCACCAGGACGAGCTGCTGCACCTTGGCCAGCGTGAGCTGCACGGTGATCTGGCTGTCGCCAGGAATCTGCACCTGGGTCGGTGCGGCTTGTTCTTGGGTCATGGGTTCTCTCTGTTGGTTGATGAAAAGGCGCTGATCTGCCGCTTGGCATCTTCCGCACCTTTTCCCACTATACA